TATTCAATTATCAGCTAATATCGGATCTATTACTACAGAAGTTAATACACCAGTTAATGTAAGTGGATCTCAATTAACAATGTCGTTAGGTGAAGAGACGCCTACAGGAACTGCTACTATACAAGTATCTGGTTCACAAGCTAACTTTACTATTGGAACATTTTCTGTAAGTGCTGATGGCAATGTCAGTGTAGTAGTTACTGAACATGATTTAACAATGGCTACTGGCTCAGTGACCACGACTGCTGATGCAAACGTGAGTGTGACTGGTATACAAGGAACTTTAGGATTAGGTGAGGAGACAGTAGATTTAAATACTCCAGTAGATGTAACAGGAATTTCTGCTGCAACATCAATTGGAAGTGCAACAGGTGTACCTGGAGTTGATGTAGCAGTTACTGGTGTACAAATAACAGGATCTATCAACGGACCTTTAATTACAGCTTGGTCAAATGTAGATCCAAATGTAACAAATACTTGGACAGAAGTGAGTAAGGGTGTTTCTAACACTTGGACTGAGGTTGATATAGCAGCGTAGAGAGGATATAATACCCACATGGCTTCAACATTTTCAAGTGATCTTAAATTAGAACTTATGGCTACTGGTGAAAACGCTGGTACATGGGGAACTAAAACTAATACAAATTTAAATTTAATTCAACAAGCAATTGCAGGATTTGAACAGATAACATTATCTTCTGGTGGAACCACTGCATTAGTAATGAGTAATGCAACTTTATCTAATGCTAGAAACATGATAATCAAGTTTGCAACCATAACTGCAGGATCAAGCACGGTATGCACAATACCTGATAGTATAGAAAAGTTTTATATATTTGATTGTACAGGAGTTTCTAACCCAACAAACCTTACAATTAAAACTGCTAGTGGTACAGGATTTAGTCCTGATGCACAAAAAATTTATGCAGCTTATTCAGATGGTACAAATTTAAATGAAGTATCTTTGGATACTTTAGGTGGTACAGTAGGAACCGCACAAATAGCTGATGATGCAATCACGAGTGCAAAAATTGATGATGATGCAGTAGTAAGTGCAGCCATTGCTGATAATGCAGTTTTGACAGTAAACATCTCAAACGCAAATGTTACCACAGCCAAAATAGCTGACGATGCAGTTACGGCAGCCAAGCTAGAAAGAAAATTTACTATAAGCACATCTTCTCCATCAGGTGGTAGTGATGGTGATATTTGGTTTAAATATTCAACGTAGGAATTTAAATGGCTAATACTTACGGTAAAGTTTCAGGAACTTTCCAAGAAGCAGATGAAGTATACGCTAAAGTATCGGGAACTTGGCAAGAAGTAGATGAAGTATATGGAAAAGTTTCAGGAGACTGGAAATTAGTATTTAGTGCTTTTGAAGCAACATCAATAGCAACTCTTTCATCAGGTTCAGGGACTTTTAGTGTGCCTGCTCAAGCAAATGCAATCCACATACAAGCAGCAGTTGGTGGTGGAGGTGGAGGCGTTGCAGGAGCATCTTATGATAAAGCTGGTGGTGAATCTGCAGGTGCTGGAGGTGGATCTGGAGGATTTATTTCAGATAAAATTTTTTCAGTAACTGGAGGCGAAACATTAACATATGCTATTGGCTCGTCTGGTACGGCAGGTAATCAAACAAGTAATTTTGGACAACCAGTAAATGCAACTGGAGGAGGAACTACAACTTTATCAGGATCGAGTACAGGAAGTCTATTTTCACTAACAGGTGGTGGAGGATCAAGTGGTACAGGAGGAGGTGTTCAAGGGCCTTTAAGAACTAATACAGCAGGTACTGCAGGCAGTGCATCTATAAGTGGCACGGCAATTACTTCAGGTAACTTTAGAGATACTGATGGAACATCTAAAGCAGTAACCACTAATACATCAGGTCCTGACGGAACTTTTAATTCATCTGGTAATGGAGCTGTTGGAGGTAACAATGGAAACTGTGGTGGAGATAATTGTAGAATTAACGGATCTACTGGTGCTGCATCTTACGATGGTAATATTGCAGGTGGTGCTGGAGGTTCATCTTCAGGCTCTGGAACAAACGGATCTGCAGGGACAAGAGGATCAGGAGGTGGAGGTGGAGCAGCACAAGTTTCAGGCGGTGGTAGAACAAGTGGTGCAAATGGCGGTAGTGGTGAGATAAGATATAGATTCTTAAAAGTAAATTAGTGTTTTTAAGACCACAAAAAATAGTATTTAATTCAATACTTAAAAAATATAAATTACAAGAGATAAAACCTAATCAATCTAATAATAATCAAAAACTTATAGATCAACTTAAGATTGATATAAAACTTAATGGTTTGTTATGCCCGTTAGTTGTTAATAATAATGTGTTAATTGATGGCCATCATAGATATGAAGCTATTAAAGATTTTTGTACAGAAACACTTGTATATGTGGTAAAAGATAATGATATGAAAAAACTATTATCTAAACTAAATAGTTATATTTGGTTTGATTACCAAGGAAAACTTGATGGCTAATATAACAAAATGGTTTGGTCATGCCATTTACATAAATTCAATTCAAAACTTTAAAGAGCTTAACAAAAAAATTGTTCCAATAATATTAAAAGATATTACTCCAACTAATTCACAATATGCAAGAACAACTGATATAAAACCAAAAGAACTTCAATCTATAGATGACAATTTACATTTAGATAAAAGATTCAAAAATATTTATACAGAAATAGGAAAAGAAATAATTAATTTTTTAAAAACTGTAAACTATAATATGGATTTATTTGATGTTCATATTACAAAATCATGGGCAACTTTATCAAATAAAGATCAATTTATCTCTTACCATAAACATATGAGTAGTCATTATTCATTTGTGTATTATCCTTTGGCAGAAGAACAGGGTAATTTATTTTTTTTAGATGACGCATTAATAAAGGTAGGATTAAATGTACCAAGAAGGGAACCTTATTTTACAAAATGGGATAATAGTAATTTTGCAAAAGCTGAATATCCTGCAGCCACAGGTAATATAGTTATATTTCCATCGTCAATATTTCATGAAACAGGACAAAACAATAAGGACAAACCCCGTATATCAATATCAGGAGATATTATGTTGACTATGAAAGAGGGTATTAAATCAGAACATAACTTACCTTCTCCGTCTACTTGGAAGAAGCTATAAAATGGTGTAAAATACCATATGCCTTTAACGAACGTTCAAATAAGACCTGGACTCAATAAATCAGATACACCTTCAGGTGCAGAGGGTCAATGGATAGATAGTGATTTTGTAAGATTTAGATATGGTCAACCTGAAAAAATAGGTGGCTTTGAAGCAATAGGACAAAAAACAATTTCAGGTCCTGCTAGAGCACAACATTGTTGGAATGATTTGGAAGGTAGAAAGTATGCAGCTTTAGGAACATCTAAAGCTTTATACATTTATTATGAAGATGCCTTTTATGATATTACACCTTTATCAACTGCTATAACAGGTGCAACTTTTACATCTACAAATGGGTCAAATATTGTTACTATAAACAAATCTACTCATGGCTTAGACGTTGGAGAGTATGTAACATTTACTTCTGTTACTTTACCAGGCGGTGGAGCAACTGGTTATACAACAAGTGACTTTCAAGATTTTACTTTTGAAATATTAACTGTTCCAAACTCTAATACTTTTACAATTCAAATGAAAACAAATGAGTCGGGAACAGGAATGACTGCAGCAGGATCTGCAAGTATTAATCCTTATGAAGAAATTGGTCCAACAATTCAAACATATGGTTATGGTTGGGGTACAGGAACTTGGAGTGGGAACGTCTCAGGTGCTCAAACAACTACATTAGATGGTGCACTATTAAACGATGCTAATGGTACAGGAGGGTCTGGAACAAGTATTACATTAACAAGTACAACAGGTTTTTCTGGCTCAGGTGGCAGAATTTTAGTTGATCAAGAAATAATTACGTACGCAGGAGTAAGTTCAAATGATTTAACAGGAATTACAAGAGGTGCTCAAGGAACGTCAACTGCAGCTCATAGTAATGGTGCAACTGTTACTGAGATAACAAATTTTACAGGTTGGGGAAGTCAAACAACAACTACACAAGTTATTCTAGATCCTGGATCTTGGTCTTTAGATAATTTTGGACAACAATTAATTGCAACTGTTAAAGATGGAAAAACATTTGTTTGGGATGCTGGACTTGCAAATCCATTAGAAAATAGAGCTACACTAATGACAGGTGCCCCTACTGCTACTAGATTAACAATTGTCTCGGATAGGGATAGACACGTAGTTCACTTTGGTACTGAAACAACTATTGGAGATAATACAACTCAAGATCCAATGTTCATAAGATTTAGTGATCAAGAAAATTTTAATGTTTATCAACCTACATCAATTAATACTGCTGGTACTTTTAGACTAGATACTGGAAACAAA